CCTGGCATGAACAGGACAATTACTGCTGTGCAGTGCAGTCCTACACAACCCGTGTATGTAGCTTACATTACTGACACTGGTGCATCGGGTGCTGTTGAAGCCTACATCACGCCAGGAGAGGGGTTATAAGTGGACCCGCTGACAATATTCGCAGCGTGCAAGGCTGCTCATGCGGGTATTCGAGAGTGTATTGATCTTTACCAGGACTTTAAAAAGGATGGTAAAGACGTGTCCGACATTGTGGGTGACATTGGTAAGAACTTAGGTGCGTTCTTTACCCACCAGGAATCGTTTAAAGAGGCCGAGAAGGAGGCAAAGAATAAGCCTCTAAGCAAAGGTATGTCTATCAACGAGGAGGCCATGAACCGCATCCTACGCCAGCAACAGCTGGAGCAGATGGAGACCGATCTTAGAGAGATGATCATCTATCAAATAGGTATGCCTGGTCTCTGGAGTAAGTTTGTAGAGATGCGGGAAGTTGTACGAAAAGAGCGAGAAAAGATCGAGCGTGAACAAAAAAAGCCCTTGAGGAGGCTGCCAGAAAGAGACGGCAGTTTATCGACAAATGGCAAGTTCGTGGAGCGTTATTGGCTGGCTGTTTATCTCTCTTGATCGTCTTCTCTGCCCTCATGTATGCTATTCATGTTGACTATCAAAAGAGTAAAGATGGGAGTATTAAATGAGTTGGATTGAAAGCATAGCCCCTACCATTGCCAGTTGCTTAGGCGGTCCACTCGCTGGCCTTGCTGTGGAGGCCGTATCCAAGGCTATAGGGGTTGACCCTAGTGCCGTACAAGACACCATCAACTCAGGCAAACTCACCGCAGACCAGATAGCCAGCATTCAGGCTGCAGAGATCCAGTTAAAGGCCAAGGCTCAAGAGATGAACCTAGACTTTGAGCAACTGGCTGTACAAGACAGAAAGTCTGCTAGGGATATGCAGACTACCACCAAGTCTTTTATTCCTCCCCTGCTGGCTCTAATCATCACTCTGGGGTTCTTTGGTATCCTAGTGGGTATGATGACAGGCAAAGTGACTTCTAGTGATGCCTTGATGCTCCTATTGGGTTCTCTGGGGACTGCCTGGACGGGAGTGATTAGTTTCTATTTTGGGAGTTCTGCGTCTAGCCAGAACAAAGATGCACTTCTTCACCAGAGTACCCCCACAAAATGACACTACTTACCGAACACTTCACGCTGGAAGAACTTACGGTCACAGACCACAGGGAGTTTACAAATGAACCTAGCGAATACGAAAAAGCTAATCTCATGCGCTTGGCTGAGTTTCTGGAGCAAGTTAAAACAGTGCTGGGTGGCAAGCCGATCATGGTTAACAGCGCATTTCGGTCAGAGGCCGTGAACAATGCTTGTGGATCAAAAAACACCTCTCAGCATAGGCTGGGTTGCGCTGCTGACCTAAGAGTGCCTGGCATGACCCCAGACGAGGTAGTCAAAGCTATTATTGGGAGTGACCTACAGTATGACCAAGTTATTCGTGAGTTTGATCGTTGGACTCATATATCTGTGCCTAATAGTCCTAATGACAAACCTAGACTACAACGGCTCATAATTGACCGCAATGGCACACGTTTATATGCCTAGAAAGTCAGGTCCAAACCTATCAGTAGGCCGAGGAGAGAAACTCCCAGTATCCAAAGGGGGAGGCTTGACAGCCAAAGGACGAGCAAAATACAACAAAGCAACAGGGAGCAAGCTAAAAGCACCCCAAAAGTCAGGACCAAGGCATAAATCATTTTGTGCTCGTAGTTCTGGTTGGACTGGAGAAAGAGGGCGTGCTGCCCGTAAAAGATGGGGTTGTCGTTAAGGAGCTGGTAAGAGTCCACCTTCAAACAAATACGTCCCAAAGTGCCCTAATTGCGCCCAGGGTGCTGCCCAAACCTTTAGTCCTGCCTCTCTAGCCTTCCAGCAGAAGAAATAGTCCTCAGACAGCAGTCTCTCTGTGCCTGGTTCAATAGCACAGGCAAAGTATTCTGTGATCCACTCTTGTTGTTCTACGCCTTGGCCTATAAAACCCACGTCATTCTTGTACTTGTTGACCACCTTCTTCATGCGTTCAAAAGTCCTTCTCTTGATCAACATGAACCCTGTGCCACCATTAAAGATTTCCACAGGCTTGTCCACAGGCACAGTAACTGATCCTTGATAGTCTTTTAAGTTGATCACTAGGCTACCTGTTCTATTCTTCCACTGGTCAACAGGTATACCTTCAGCAGCTGCTTGTGCAACGCCTCCCCAGTTGATTTCTTTCTTGGGGTAGATACCGCAGATGATGTCTTTGTCTGCCTGGATCATCTTCACCAGGTCAGCCCCGTTGAACTTGATGTCAGCGTCTATAAACATCAGATGGGTGTACTGCTTGTTCGTCATAAACGTGTGCGCTAAAGCGTTCCTACCCCGCTGTATGAGGCTTTCGTTGAACATGGCAGAGAACCCCATGCTAATGCCGTTAGATTGCAGTGTGTGACCCAGAGTAATCAGGGATTGGGTGAAGTAGCCTGTACACATTCCCCCGTACATAGGGGTAGCCACAAACACGTTTGTCTTCTTCTCTTTCTTCTCAGGTTTTACTTCTACGACTTCTTTTTTCTTGCGAGTTGCCATGATTTGTTCCTTGTTTAGTTAGAAAAGGCATACTGTGGATTACAGGGGTATGCCAGCTCCTGTCCTAACTCCTGGGATTGCCCCAGAGTTCGCATCCACTGCTATGTTTGGTGGGACGTGCGGGGATCGAACCCACGACAAACGGATTAAAAGTCCGCTGCTCTACCAGCTGAGCTAACGTCCCTCTTTTTGACCGTCTTTGAACCCTTCTGAGTAAGCTAGTGTCCACAGCTCTTGTAGACTCATGTTAATAAATCTCACGAGATGTCTTCTATTCTCAGAACATATTTGCCCGTCTTCAAAGACTTCCTCCAGCCGTGGACGTGTATCTTGATGTTGGCTTTCCTGACCCATGAGACAGTCTCACTTTCTTGTATCTTCTTGATTCTTGTAGACACTGCGCTGGCAGTCACTTGCACCGCCAGCACCTCATTGTCTTTGATCGCCAGAAGATCGCACCACCCCCACAGGTCCTGTCTAATGCGTGCAAATGGATTCCAATGCTCGACTATAGACACTAGATAACCTTCCTCTCTGAGGTAGGCTAGAGACCGCTGGGTGGGGCTGATCTTCTTAGTAACCATCAGAAGGGGATTGAATCGTCTTCATCACGGGGTTTGTGAACCTTAGCGTAACCAGGAGTCACCTCACGGTCTTGCATCTTGATACCCTGTTCTTGCAGACGTTTCTTCTTTAGCCAGTTGTCTTCTTTAATGCTGAGTAGGGTGTTGCCTCTAGAGGTGTCCTTTTTCCAGGCACCAAGATACAGTTTTTCACCCCGTTTGTAGTCCATTTCTAGGAGAACGTAACCAGAATAGTCTGGTGACATCTCATGTTTTCGGTCTGCTACCTCATTCCAGTACATGACACCCTTACCTGGGGTTTCTGGATAGCCACCTACGGCTGGTTTCTTTTCATATGGCATGGTTTTCTCCTTATAAATCTATGGTTTCTGCGTCTGTGGGAATGTGAGTTGCTGGGTCTACACCAGCTTGGGCAATAGCACTTCTGAGCAAAATGCGTTGGTGTGCGCTGAACTTGTCTACAACCATCTGGTTGCAAACGTACAAAGACATGATCTTGTCTGTCTTCTCTTGTACTTTCAGCTTTGCACTGCCGTTAATACGCTCTACAAGCCCCGCATAAGCCTCTATCCACTCTTCTGGCGTGTGGTGGGCACTGTGTGCCTCTTCTAAATTTGGAACGAATAGAGGCCATTCTGCGTCTAATTGTTGTTTAACCACTTCTTTAATGATCTCAACTGGAGACGGTGGTACAGCAGCTTGTTCTTGTCTGGGAGGCTGGAAATCCTGTACTTCTTCAGGCGTGTAGACACCGACAACGCAGCCTGGATAGACCGATCTGATACCCTCAGAGACGCACCTAGCACGCAACATTGCCCTGGGATAATTGCGCCAGTTGTCCTTGCCCGCAATACCAATGAGTTTGGCCTTTGCAAGTGTCCAGGTGACCTCAAGGCTGCCGCCCGCTGGATGACTAAATACTCCCGTGACCTGCTCATCTGTATAGTCCTTCCAGTTAACACTTCCACCAGCTGCCTGAAACCTTGCTAGCATTGCGTCAGCCTTTAGAGCTGGACGGCCTTGGATGACGTGATAGTCACGCATAGCAATAGCAGGGTGTAAGTCTTCAGCCTGGCACAGCAACATGATTGCCATTGCCTCTTGTGGGTTTTTAAACCCAAACATCTTAGATCCAGCAGCGACTTCTGCCATCGTCTGAATGTCATTCAGGGGTATTAACTGGTTGCTCATAGGGTTTACCTTCATTAAAAGTTAGGATTGCGTCTGCGACTGCAAACGAGGATGCTGCGATCTCTTCCACCGTAGCGCACTTGCTATAAGCGTAAGAGACCATTCCAGCTGCTATGTGTGTTGCCACCCATAGACGCTGATCTATACCATCATGCTGGGTGACTAGGCCAGATGTGGGGTTACGGTGTAGAAAGGGATAGACTTTATTCATTGTTGTCCCCTTGCTCTAATGGCTTCAATTATTAGCTTTGGTGTAAACCCACAAACCAAACAGCCTCCTTTGTCGTTCTGTGCAAACTGCACCAATGCAGGCGCACCTTCAAACATCTGCGCTATTGCCTCACGCTCGGCTTCTACTGCTCTGCGTATTTCTGCTTCTAGCCCATCCTTAGACCATAAAGACATTGGGCCAAGTTGTTCTGTTACTTTTGTAATAACGCATCGTCCAGCCGCTAACTCTCGTAACCACATTTCTTCATCTTTAGTCATTAGAGAACTCCTTATGAACCCACACCGTCATTTTGTTCCTGGTTGTACCAGCGTCCACAATGAGACCTTTCTTCACCAGCTCTGCACGCCTGGACCTGTAAGTGCTTTTGTGTGTGTTGAAGTAGCAATTTAACTGTTCATCAGTAAAGCCTAAGTAACCACGATCTAGAGCGTAATTAAGGACTTTCTGCTGTATCTCTGTGATCTTGTCTAGCGTGCGTTCTGCAGCCTGTCTAGACGTGATCGGGTCTGTTTTCCTGTATTTGGTGAACAGATCGTGTTGGTAGGGGTTAAAGTCCATCATCATAATGTTCCTTTACTTTAATCAAAGTGAATTCGTCATTGCTTTCTTTCTCAATCAAACGAGTGAGAACAGCGAGGTGTCTTCCGCAACAATGATAGAGAGAACCATCATCAAACTCTACCTCGTTTGTGCCTTCACAAGTGCATTGTTGGTAACTTTTAGTGTGTCTGCCACCATCAAAACGCTCTGCTAATAACATTCCTTCACATCTGTATTCTTTACTTTTACCAGACCCGTGGCATTTAGTACAAGCAGCAAACTCAAACACTGGTGCAGGTTTGATAGGTTTAGGCTTTTTAGTCTTCATTTGACTAGAAACCTTCTGCTGCCTGGAATAGGGCGCACAAACTGCTCATAAATGTCTGGCATGGACTGCTGGAACAACTTGCTGTCGAACTTGTTGCTGGCCTTGGCGTTCTTCCAGGTAGCCAGCACTTTGTTGTCAACAGTCACCAATGTCCCCTTGTCTTCCATATAGCCCTGGATGAGGGTCTGCAGCTGCTCCTCCTGTGCCTCTAAGCCCTTTATTTGTGCTTTGATGGACGCTAGGGTGTTACAGGCCATTTCTACGCTCTGTGAGGCCGTTTTAAGGCTTTCTGTGGCAGTTGGGAACATCAGCTTAGTTTGCTCCAAATCCTCTGGTGGGTATGGATTTTTTGTTTGAATTCTCCCCCAGACTTCTGCCAGTTTAAACAACAGGTTGTTCTTCATATCTTCTGTGACGTAGACAGGGAACAGCTCTAGCTCTTGACCGCCAAAGAGGACTGCTAGGTAGACAGTGCTGCAGCCGTACACCAGGGCCTCATGGATGCACTGTGCCAGGTCAGCGGGAGGGATAATTCCTTCACTGAACTTGTTGCGGACTGCAGCGTTGTAGTTCTTACATTCAACGAGGAATGTCTCCCCGTTCTCTTTTCCTACAAAGTCAAAGTGCGACTTTAACCAGGACTCTTTTGGATGCGTGATTGCGTCCTCGATCTTGTGGAGTTCAACTTGCAGCTTGTTGGCTGCTAGTCTACCGATCACTGGTTCCATCACATGGCCCATCTGGACCGCCTCGATGTGAGATAAGTCTGGAATCTCCATCTGGCCTGTTTTGGTCAATATGACCTCGTTTGCTTTGCCTTGAGCAATGCGCCTGGAGTCTCCAGACCACATAGACCCGTTGCGTGTTGCGGGTGAGAAATCACTCATGTTTGTGCCTTTTAAGGAAAGTTAGGAATATGTGGACTAGCCACAAAGTGGATTATACATATAGATGATTAGTCTGCAAGTAAATCTTTAACCTCCTTTTTGTTCGTGTTGATTGTGGGCGCAACTGTGGGCAATGTGTCCACTTGCTTATGTGTGCGTTTGTATCTCTTGATCAAGAGATCAACCTCATTTAGCCTGGTGTACAACACCCCTGTGGCCTGTTGTTTGTACAACTTGGCCAGCTGTACACGTCTCTTTTGTAGAAGTTCAATCATGTGTGTGCCTTTTAAGGGTTACATGGGGATTTGAGAGGGAGAACTAATAAAATTTTAAACCCCACCATAGGCTGGGGAGCTTATCGTCATAGGGAAAGCCACCAGAGAAAGCTACCCTGTGGATAACTTTTTTACTGGTAATCATGCTCTCGCATGGGCATTCTCGTTTATCTAACTTATGTCCCATTAAGGACACCCCTGTTTTCACTACCCCGAGGGAATATGCTCCCAGGAGATACAAGCAGAGTTCAGTACGTTTATCGGGATTGGTCATGCCTACCGCACCCAGGGACTGGTGGACTATCCCCGTGGTGCAGATCTTATCACTTACCAGAAAATAGACCAAATGATGCAAACTATCGAAAACACAAACCCGATAGCTAAAATCAATGAGTCATCATCGTCAATCGCATAAAGGTCATGGGGTTCGTAAATGTTGTAGTCTTGATGGCCAGGGAAAGCTTCATATAGTGTTCTTTTGTACCGTTCGGTGGTGTGGTTACCGTCTTGCCAGGTTTTGTATTTAATCATGGTTTACCTCGTTAGGATTAAATGATAGGAAAAACCTATCGCATAGAGGTCAATATAAACCCCTATACGCTAGATTTTTAGCTATTAAGCAAATAATTTAGATTGTAGAGATTCGTATTTTTTAAACTCTTTACGGATAATATCAACTAGATCGACAGCTGGATCGCACATTAGAGTAATCCCACTTCTAGACAAATTTCCACATAATTGTCGCTCTGCACCATTAAAACCGATAATTTCAAAAACGTAATGTCCACGTCTAATAAAACTGCGATTTTCAAGAATGTCAAAAACTTTATCTAGATACTTAACCGAACAAGCATCATGGCCATGCGAGGTAAAAACAGTTTTCATTATTAAAACTCCAGAGTTAGGATGATGCAAAATAGCATCCCACAAGACCCATTAAAGGCCCTGTAGGCTATTATTTAGTGCATTGAATAACTAACCTCTACCGTGGACCAGCATGATCGGCAGCTGCCACATTCACCGTTTTGCTTAGGTGCAATACAAGCCTGGCCCAATTGATTGACCTCAAGAGATTCAATGCTTGTATGTACATTAGACGTGGTCACATTGGCAAACCCTTGTAAGCTGCCAGGAATAACGACTTTTTTATCCGGGTACATAGCCGATAATCTGACAATTAGATTTTTAGGGATTTTCTTACCTGTGGCCTTGTATGCTTTAATGATTGCATACTCTCTTGTCGGCAGCCAATGCTTACAATTTGGAGTTAATTGTGCAACAGCAACAATTTTCTCAAAATGAGCCAAACTCTGTAGATCACCACTATCATGCCAGCGAAAATATTCATCAGAGCCAATAGAGTTAACCATTGAATCGACCCATAGAGGGTTATCAATAGAATCTAACCTGGCAAACTGTGAGGGTTTCACAGTGTTAGCATACATTTTGTAAAACCCTTTATCGGCATAGCAGCTGGCGCATATGCTGCCAGGTATTTGAGCCATTTTGAAACCTGTAATACAAGCCTCCGTGGGCAAACTGTAAGACTTACAGGGCATTTTAGAGGTAGAGGTTAAGCCGCCATTGATCGACTTGGCAGCGGCTTTATTCATTGGGTGAATAGGGATAATTTTCATGGTTTTGCTCTCGGTTAGGATTAAGAGGTTTATTACATATAGGTCAATATGTAACGTAATGATTATAGGGTTAGTTGACGAGTTGTCAAGTGGAAAGTAGTGTAAATGTATGTAAAGTTGATAATAGGTTTTAACTATGTATAATCTGTATTCAATAGGGAGACGTACATTCATTCAATATTGAGGTGTGTTGCTATATAGTTAACAGGGTATCAGGATAATAGGCTGCCACCTGGTGAGGGTGACTTCCACAGCTCGTTATCTTATTGATTAGATACGGGCCTGTGAGTGCTCTGGTGTGTGGCCAACACGTTATGACCTTGGTGGCCACATCTTAGATGGGGCACGGTCCAGCTCGATGCAGCTGCTGCCTGATGTCCATAGCGTCTATTTGATACGTCGAGCGTTATGTTAAGTTATGGGATTGGGGTGTTGAGCGTGTTCTATTGCTGCAGCCAGCTGGTGGCGGCCACTCGATGGGGACTGAGGGTGCTGTATGCGTGACCCCCACATTGCGCCCACCCCAAAAAAATTAAGTGTTTTCCCCGCAGTTGCCACTTAGGGGTTGAGGTCATGTGAGCGTGTGCTTGCATGGCCTCTTTTTTTATGTATACTCAGGGTTATCTGACGAGGTGTAGAGTATGCAAAGAATAGAGATAGTAAAAGGTGTAGAGATGCCTAGTCCAAAAGTAATCTTTGATTACCCATATGAGGAGATGGACGTGGGGGATTCGTTTGCCGTGCCCGTGGAGTATCGGGACAAGGTATACAACGCCAACTACAGGGCGGGGAAGAGGTTGGGGTACAAGTTCACTTGTAAGAGCAACGGGAGTACGTTGCACGTCTGGAGGGTGGCCTAGTGGGTAATCTGCTCTGGGAAGAAGAAGACGAACTACGGCACAGATGTCGTGTGCTGTGGGAGAGTCTTGTCCAGGTGCAGAGAGAGAAGAATAAACTGGTAGCAGAGGCATATGGGTATGGATTTGCAGAAGGATATGCAACAGCAGTTGTACGCATCTCGTGTGAAACTCAGGAAGGAGATGCAACGTGCCCTCTCTTGCATTAGCAAGCCTAGTAAGAGAAAGCTGGCAAAAGAGTGGCGGGAGACGTACAGCGAGATCTTTTACCGTGAGCTGATCAACTGCGCTAAGAACAAAGAGATTCGGTTAGAGATTGCCAGGTGGGATGACGAGAGAATGGGGAAACCTAAATGACTAAAGAAGAAATCATAGAGATGGCTGATAAAACGTTTGATGAATCTAGTTTTACAGATGTTGAAATATTGCGTTTTGCCAAATTAGTAGCAGAAAAAGAACGTGAGGCGTGTGCAAAGTTATGTGATGAGCATCCTGGTTATTTGACTGGAATAGTAGGTTTAAAAATTCGTGCAAGGGGACAAGAATGACCAAAGACGAAGCATTACGACTTGCACTAGACACACTAAAAGAAGTGCGAGAAGAAACATTTAGATTGATGCGAAATGGTGAAAGACTTTATTCAGAAGATAAAGTGTGGTCAACCATTATTTCTATCCAAGAAGTTTTGGCACAACCAGAACAGGAGCCTGTGGCGGTTAAACTTATGACTGAACGAATAATCACAGACAACAACGGACGTAAGCACATTACAACCGAGCCGTTACCCCATCAATCCGAGCAAGGAAACACCATGACTAAAGAAGTAATGCAACAAGCGTTAGAGGTATTGAAATCAAAAGACACTTGTGGATCATCTATTCGTGAAGCAAAAGAAGACGCTATCAAAGCCTTAGAAGAAGCACTAGAAACAAAAACGCAAGCAGAACAACACATGAGTAAAGAAGCAATGACACTGGCGCTTGAGGCGTTGGAGAACGTTATAAGTTATGGTTCTCTTACTGGGGATGATTTTGTGTTTGATCAAGTTGATGAAGCAACCACATCCCTACGCCAAGCCATCGCAGACGCAGAGAAGCAAGAGCCTGTGCCTTGGGAACAGTTTTATCCTGACATGGGAAAACCACAGATTGCTTTCAATGCTGAAGTGGTTGGTTATGTTGCACCACAGCAAGAAGCGAAGGATGAGCCTGTGGCGTGGTATTTACAAGGTTTAAATCAACGAGGTGTTTCGTTAAAAAAAGAAACACAAGAATGGAAACCTCTTTACACCACACCACAAAGCACATGGGTAGGACTTACGGATGAGGAAAAGGCGCAATTTGTTGTTGCGTATTACCCATCAAACTGGGACAGAAAAACGGCAGTATCTTTAATGAGCGACTACGAAAAATACCTCAAGGAGAAAAATCATGTTTAAGTTTTGTTGCGAAGATTGTGGCGAATCTTGGTATGTAGGCAATCCAAGAACTTGCAAATGCCCTAATGAAGAACTACAACAACCAAAACAAGAGCAAGTTAAGCCTGTGGCGTGGGGCATGGAAAAAGACGGAGTTATCCTTGATGTAATCTGCCCTGCCGAACATGAGCGTGAAGAAGGTAGCTATACAGTACCTCTTTACATTACAGCAGAACGCACATGGGTAGGACTGACGGATGAGGAAATTGAACAAATATACATGGATACCATGAGTTTTCAACAAAATGCAAGAGCTTTAGAAACCAAGCTGAAGGAGCGCAACATATGACTAAAGACGAAGCAGTTATTTTACTCTGCGAACATTTTAGCGAAGGTATGGTACGCACTATTTTTGATGCTATTGCTAAAGATGAAGCATTAGAAAAAAAAGATGAGCCTGTGGCGTGGGAGCAATTCCACGAACACATGGCGGGGCCAAATTATGTCGCACCACAACGCACATGGGTAGGGTTGACTGATGAGGATAAACAAAAATTAGTTGCAGAGCATCACGATTGGGAAAGTTTATATCTTGCGGTTCAAGCCAAACTCAAGGATAAGAACACAAGGGAACAAGAATGAGGATAGCGGTTATTACCCCTTACTACAAAGAAGAAATAGAAACGCTGACCAATTGCATGACCAGTGTGGGCAACCAGACCCATAGTCATGTAGATCACTTCATGGTGGCAGACGGGTATCCTAATGAGGTGGTGGAAAAGTTGTCCTGGATCAAGCACATCACAATACCCAACAGTGCTGATTTTGGAGACACGCCCAGAGGGGTGGGGGCTGCGGTAGCGTCTGCACAGGGGTACGACTACATTGCCTTTTTGGATGCAGACTGTTGGTATGAACCTAATCACCTAGAGACAATGTTGGGGGTCATGAAGGAGGCCAACGTGGACGTGGTGACCTGTCCTAGAAACCTCTACAGAGAAGATGGTTCGTGGATGTGCGTGGACGAGGAGTCAGACGGGTATGACTTTAATGATACCAACTGTTATTTGTTTGGGCCTACAGCGCACCACCTGGCACGCAACTGGATGTTCAAGAGTAGAGCTGACTGTGCGGTAGGAGACCGTCATATGTGGGCAAACGTGAAGGCTCATAATGTCAGGGTAGCCAGATCATTAAAGCCTACTGTGAATTACTCGACTAGGGTAGTGCAGCACTACAAGGCGGTAGGAGAAGTGCCACCCGTTGACTCACAGATGATCATGATGACAGACAAGACAGTAGAGATTTATAAACTAGCCAGGATGATTTACAAATGATGCAACCCCAGATTCACTGCTTACACTGGCCTAATGTAGACCGTCTGATTGTCAACGCTCACAAAGAAACCTGTGAGCATCTGGGGCTGACTGTGAATTACACAGAACAAGAAATCCCACACGGGATTTGGATGGACAACATCATGATGTCCAGCATGGCAGAGGTGAAGTTGTTTCTGGACATTGACTGTGTGCCCACCAACAAGGAGATTGTGGACAAGGCTATAGGGTTTGCCCTAAACAACAAAAGCATGGTGGGGATTGCCCAGGTGAGCAATCATATTGCACCCTACTCACATATCTATGCAGCCCCCGCCTTTCTAGCCATCAGCAGAGACATTTGGGATGATATGGGAAGACCGTCATTTTGTGAGAATGAGACGTGTGACGTGGCAGAGAACGTGAGCTATGCTGCCGAAATTTACAAGGTCAAGTACAAGACTCTTTATCCAACCCACTACTTCAAGACCCCAGAAGAGGGGGCGTGGGACTTGCATACCTACGGGAAGTACGGGATAGGCACACACTTTGAGGGAGGGGTGTTTCACTTGTACCAGGGCAGAATGCCCAACAATGCAACCTTGTTTCACAACATCTGTAAGGGCATTAGGAACAACACGTTTGACTACAACAATATGTTGCCCTGTAGAACACCCCTATGAACTTCAACCTCCAGCAGTTCTACAAGTTCTGTAGTGAACTCAAGATTGAGACCAAGGAAGAGGGTCTCAAGAAGATGGGCAAACTTCTGGGG